AAAGGTTAAAAGCGAAATTAAATCGTTTAAGAAAAGAAGTAACAGAAAAAGCGGAACGAGAAGCATCTCAAACAGATTTAAGTGATGAAGATGAAGATGAAGATGAAGATGAAGATGAAGATAAACCATTAATAAAAATTGGTGAAAAAATAAAAGAACCAGAAGAATTGAATAAATTTATCACGAATTTAGATACTTCAGAATCTAATACAAAATTAAATTCAACATCTAATTCAGAATCAAATTCAAAATCTAATTCAGAATCTAATTCAGAATTAAATTCAGAATCTAATTCAGAATCTAATTCGGAAACAAAAAAAACAATAAAAATAAATAAAATATAATATAAAAAAAAATAATATAAAGAGAGAGAGAAATAATATATTATTCTCAATAATTTCAAATTTAATTTTAAATTTATTATAAATATTAATAAAATTGATATATTTAATAATATTAAAGATATAATATTAAATATATATTAATATAATAATAATGAATACAAATAATAGTCATATTATAAGCATATATAAAGCAAGAAATACAATTTTAGAAATATTAAATGAACGAGGATTTGATATATCAAAATATAATAATTATTCTATAAATGAAATAGGTATTTTAACAGAAAATAATGAATTAGATATGTTTTTAGAAAATATAAATAAAAAAATTTATGTAAAATTTTATGTTTCAAAAGTATTAAAATCTCAAAATATATATTCAATAGTTGATGATTTATTTCATATAGAATCTATTTTAAAAAAAAATGATGATTTAATAATAATAGTTAAAGATGAACCTAACGATACTTTAATACAAACTATAAAAGATATATGGATGCAAGATAATATATATATTTCAATTATAAATATTAAAAGATTACAATTTAATATTTTAAAACATTCATTAGTTCCAAAACATAGAATTTTATCAATAAAAGAAGCAGAAGAAATGAAAAAAAAATATAATATAATAGATAATAGTCAAATTCCTGATATTTCTTATTTTAGTCCTGTTTCAATTGTATTGGGAATTAGACCCGATGATATAGTAGAAATAGAAAGAAATAGTAGAACAGCAATTACCAGTTTATTTTATAGAATTTGTAAAATATAAAATATATATTAAAATTCATATTAAAATTCATATAAAATATATATTAAAATTCATATTAAAATTCATATTAAAATTCATATTAAAATTCATATTAAAATTAATATAAAATTAATATAAAATTAATATAAAATATATATTAAAATTCATATTAAAATTAATATAAAATTAATATAAAATTAATATAAAATTAATATAAAATTAATATAAAATATATATTAAAATTCATATTAAAATTCATATAAAATATATATTAAAATTCATATTAAAATTCATATTAAAATTCATATTAAAATTAATATTAAAATTAATATAAAATTAATATAAAATTAATATAAAATTAATATAAAATATATATTAAAATTCATATTAAAATTAATATAAAATTAATATAAAATTAATATAAAATATATATTAAAATTCATATTAAAATATATATTAAAACTATATAAAGAAATATAAAATTAATATAAAATATATATTAAAATTCATATTAAAATTCATATTAAAATTCATATTAAAATTCATATAAAATATATATTAAAATTAATATAAAATATATATTAAAACTATATAAAGAAATATAAAATTTTTTTGTAAAATTTTTTAATAAAATTTTAAATATATTAGTAATATTTTTATATTAGTAATATTTTTATATTATTAATATAAATGTCATATAATAATAATTTATATAAAGATAGAAATTATTTATTAGATAATGCGAATATATTGAATACTGATAGTAGTTATTATGAAAGTTTATCGAATGATAATTTTTCATATTTTAATTCGGATAATGTATGTTATAAAAGTATAATTCCTGATGTTTCTTTAAATGATTTTTTAAATAATAATTTTTATATAACAACAATAAATTCTACAGACGAAGTAGAAGCGGGGGATATAAATTTATGTCAAAAATTTGCATTAGATATAAATAAAAAATATTTTTTAATAAGTGATATATGTAATAATAATCAAAGTTCAAATAATTTTACTTATAATTGTTATGTTCCAAAAAAAGGGGATAATTGTGATATAAGTTCAAATGGTGTATTTAATTTAACAAATTTATTTCAACCATTTACACAAACATTAACAGATTTATTAGGTGATAATTTAAATCCTTTAAAATTAAATTCTATAAATCCAATACAAGAAGTAACTGATATAACAAGCGCAAATTTAACAATACCATTAAATTTAAATTCAAATAAATGTTTTAAGTATGTATTAAATAATGGAGAAAATTATTTTGCAAAGAGAGGTTATTTTTATTTACATAAAATGGAATTAATATATCCAAATAAACCTTTAAATTTAAATATAAAACATGATTATGATTATTATAATAATGCATATAAAAAATATTTTAATTCAAGTTATTACAAACCATTATTTAGTGATATACAACAAAAAATGATAAATTATTTTTGTTCTTCTGATAGTTTATCGAATACTAATAGTTTAAATTTTGATGGTTCATTAGAAAATTTGGAAGTATATTATAATAAATTATTTAATTATTTAAATGATATAAGTGTAGATATAAGTAATATATCTATTGGAGTAAATTATGAAACATTATATTTACAAAATATGCAAGATATAATAAATAAAGAGAAAAAGAATTTAAAAAATTTATTAGATTCCGATGGTGCAAATAATGGAAAATTAAATGATACAAAATTTATTAATTATTTAAGAATAGCAGAAATAAATGTATTAATAATAGTAATAATTATTTTTATTTTTATTATTATTAAAATATAAATATGACAAATAATAAAAATTATTTTGAAATAAATGAATATAATTATGATATAGAACAATCTAATCAATTAAATCTAAATAAAACATTATTAATAAATAATATAAATACGGATAATTTAACATCAAATCAATATTTAGGATATTTAAATAATGATAATTCAACATTATATTCATCAAATCAATATTTAGAATATTTAAATAATAATAATAATAATAATTTAGAAAATAATAATAAAGAAAATAATAATAAAGAAAATAATAATAAATGTAATAAATGTAATAAATGTAATTGTAAATCTATAAATGGTTGTAATTGTAAATCTATAAATGGTTGTAATAGTAAAAATGATATGAATAAAATATATTTTGATTATTTTGTAAATATTATATATATATTTTTTATATTAGTAGCATTATCATATTCATTATTAAATAAAAATAATAATTTAATATATGTAATAATAGTAACTTTAATATATGTATATTATAAAATAATAATAATATATTAAATGAATTAATTTATATTTGTATTAATATAAATTAATTTATTAAAATTATTTTTCAAAACATATTATAATATATATAATGCAAAATATTGTAAATATTTTATTAATAATAACAATAATATTATTATCAATTTATATTATTTATTTTAATAGTATTGATAATAATTATGATATTAATAATTATGAAAATTTTGGTTCTAATTACAAGAATATATGTAAAAAACAAAAGACTCAATTTTATGATATGGTAACTTTAAATGGTAGTAAATCTACATTTAATATAGCATTAGGAACGCCTAATTGTTCTTATTATTGTGATATATGTAATTGTGATGTATATACAATAAAAGATAATAAATGTAATGTATATTCAAATATACCAAATTTTAGTGTAAATGTTAATTGTGGAAGTAATATATTACCGATTACAGAGTATACAATTTATAATGGAGAAGGATTTGTAAATCCGAATTATTTTAATCAGAATAAAAATAGTTTTGTATATAATGATTATTTGTTAAATCAATCAACAAAATTACAACAAGATTATAATGATATAAATAATAAAATAATAATAGCAGAAAGTTCAAAAGATATTAAAGATAGAAATAATTTAGAGACTTCTTATTTAAATTTTAATAAAGATTTATCAAATATAGCAGGTTATTTAAATTTAAATCATGGTAAGATATATAGTAATTTTGTAGATAATTCATATTCAGTAATTACCAATAAATTAATACCATTTAATAATTTAGATGTAAGTTATTTAGATATAATAAATTCATTCGATCAAGAATATGATACACAACAATTATTAGGGCCATTAAATGATATAGAAAGATATAATGAAACGAAAGAATATTTAATTTTTGTATCATTATTTTTATTAACATTAATAACAATAATATTATTAATATTGTATAAATTTATTCCGAATTTAATAAGTGATACAACTATAATAATATATTTAGTAGGTGTAATATCATTAATCGTATTTTTTAAATTTATATTTTTAAAAGATTTAAATATAAGTTCTTTTATAAATAATTTTTATAATATATTTAATATGAATAATTATCATACATAAATATATCTTTTTAAATTCAATTTTTAAATATTTAAATTGATTTTCTTTAAATTGATTTTCTTTAAATTGATTTTCTTTAAATTGATTTTCTTTAAATTGATTTTCTTTAAATTGATTTTCTTTAAATTGATTTTCTTTAAATTGATTATGATTTAAAATATAAAAATCTCTTTTTTTATATAAAAATTTCTCTTTTTTTTTAAATTTTAAATATTAAATATTAAATATTAATATTTTTTTTATAAAATAATATTAATATTATTTAATATGTCGGATTATTATGTTAATCCGTTAGGAGCAATTAAAGATATTTCATATAATTATGTGAAACCATTTAAAGAAAATAAAAATACTATTGATGAACGATTAAATAATAGTGAAAAAAATTTATATTTTAATAAAATATTATTTTATATATTAATATCTATAACTCATATATTTTTAATTATATTTTTATTTTTATTTAGACAAATATATGTTTAAATAGATAAATTAATGTTAAGATATATATTTTAAATCAAGTATATTTAATAAAAAATATAATTCTATAATAATATTATATTATTTTATGACATCCCTTAATAATAATAATAATAATAATAATAATAAATATTATTTAAGTGACCCATTAATTTCTTTTAAAGAATTAAATGATGGTAATGCTTTATTAAAAGATATTAATAATTTAGATAATTTTATGTTAAATAATGAATATAGTTATTCTACAAATAAAGTTAAAAATATTAATAATGTAATAAAAAATCCTTCTAATAATGATAATACTATAGATAATAAAATTAATATATTACAACAAGAGAGTCTTCAATTGCAAACAAGAATTCAAAATAATATTTTAGAAATTGAAAATTTGAATGGATATTCAAGTAGCATTAATTCTATATTAGAAAAAGATTACACGAAAATACCAAATATTAATAATAAAATAAAAAAAATAGATGCTTATTTTGATAATGTAGGGGTATTAAGTTTAGTAATAACAATCGGTTCTGGTACGATTTTTACATATGGAACAACGAGTTTGACGGCAAATTTCACACAAACATTAAATGATAATACTTTTGTAATAGGAATAGATAGACAATCAGCATCAACTCTTCCAAATAATTATTTAGGTTCTTGTTTTATATTTTATTTAAGTAATCAAAGTAATATTAAAGTTGGTAATACAATAAGTAATGTTACACAAAGTGAAAGGAATTTTTTTATAAATACAGATTTTAAAAATTGGAAAGACCATTATAATAATGCCATAAATATGGGTATGAATTTAGCTTCTATTGTTAATATGGATGAAAACAATAAAGTAGTTCAACTTTTACAAAATACATTAGGACACAATTCGACGGCATGGACTGGTGGTATTAGGAATTTTAAAAAAGGTTCAACAGCAACGATAAAAACATTTACAAATTCTGATTTAATAAGAGGAACAGGAAATGATAATAATACATGGAGATGGGTAAATGGTGATTCTTTTAATTTTAATAATTGGAATGCAGGAGAACCGAATGATTGTTGTGGGTCAGTAGAAAATTATATTCAATTATATGGATTTAATTCAAAATGGAATGATTTAGGAGATAATGGTGGTTATTTACCAGCAATATATATACAAATAATAAATAGATATACAACTCGTGATAGTATAACTCCATTATCAAATACACAAATAACAAGTGCAAGTTTTAATGCGAGTAATATATCTTCAAGTGCACAATTAACTCCGCAATTAATAAATAATGATAATTTAATATATAATATAAATAATGTAGGTTCAAATATAAGTGATATGATAAATATATTACAACAAGATATAAATTATTATAATACAAAATATACAAATAATTCTAATTTATTAGTTCAGTTAAATCAATTAAAAACTAATTTAAATAATGAAATAAATAATACAAATTATTTAAATTCTAATTATATACCAAATCCGAATATGTCAACTCAAATTGAAAGTTTTACAAATTTAAGAGAGAATTTTGAATTACCATTTTATGATATATATTCAAATGATTATAATAATACTTTAAATGATATAAATATTAAATTAAGTAATTTAGATGATTTAAGAAGAGAAGAACATGAAAAATTAATGTATGAATTAATAACTCAACAAGATAATGTATTAACAAATACGATGTTAGATTATATGATATATGATCCTTCAAATAATCATGATCCAAAAATGATTTATTCAAATTTAAATAAAGATTATGAAACAAAATTAAGAAAAATAAAAATAAATAATTATAATGCAAAAATATATAAAGAATATATAAATATATTAAAAAATATAATTTATATAATAATAATTACATTACCAATATTTTATTTAAATAAATTAAAATTTATAAATAATAAGATAACGATAGCAATAATAAGTGGTTTAGTAATAATAGCATTTATATATATATTATATAAAATATATTATTTATATTATAGAGATAATATAGATTATGATGTTACAACAATACCATTTAATATAAAGAATATTAAATCAAATATATATAATAAAGTTAAAAATGATAAAGATATTAATATAGTTCCACCGAATATAGGAACTTGTATAGAGGAACAGTGTTGTGACCCAGAAACTATGTATTATGATACAAATAAAAGGAAATGTGAACCATTTCCATTAAATTTAAATAATTTTCCGGGAACAACAAGTTAATTTATTTATTTTTAAAAAGAGAAAAATATAAAAAAGATATTTAAAGATATATTATTAGTTTAATATATTTTTATTTTATTTATTTTATTTATTTTATTTATTTTATTTATTTTATTTATTTTATTTATTTTATTTATTTTATTTTATTTATTTTATTTATTTTATTTATTTTATTTTATTTTTAAAAGAGAAAAAGAGAAAAAGATAAAAAAAGAGAAAAAGATAAAAAAAGAGAAAAAGATAAAAAAAGAAAAAAAGATAAATATAAAAAAAGAGAAAAAGATAAATATAAAAAGATATTAAAGATATATTATTAGTTTAATATATTTTTAAAATAATTAATAATTAATTATAGATAAATTATAATAATAATTTATGTATTATTAAAAACTTTTATTATTAATATATAATATTGAATGACAACTAATACATCTATTAATTCTCAATATTATACAAAATATAATACTGATTCTAAAAGTATTAAAACAAATATAACATCAGAATTAAATGATATTAATAAAACAAATATTAATCCATTTTCTGAAGATATGTTAAGATTATTAAATGATAAAGATTATATTTTAAAAAATACTTTGAAAAATTATATGAATAATAATAATAAAGGTGCAAGTCCTGAATTAATTTATCCATATTTAAATCAAAAAAATATATTAAAAGAAAGAGATACACAAATTAAAAAATATAATAAAAATTTATATAAAGAATATATAAATTTATTTCAAATAATTATAATATTTATTATATCATTAATTGTTATCATTTTTATTAATAAAAAAGGTTTATTAGATTCTGATATTGCCATTATTATTTCATTTATTCTTTTTATATTATTTTTTATATTTTTTGCTTATAAATTATATAAATTATATAATAAAGATAATATTGATTTTAATAAAAATGATATACCATTTAGTATCAAAAATATTAAATCTAATATTAATAATAATAAAAATATATTCTCTTATAATGAACCTAATTTAAATTTAAATATTAATTTTGGAACTTGTGTAGGAGATTATTGTTGTGATAATTCTATGACTTTCGATTTTAGTAATAATATATGTGTAATGCAAGAAAATTTTGATAATTATTTTAGAGATAAAAATTTTAAAGAAACATTTGATAATTATAATATTATTAAACCATATGATTTATTTATTAAAGTTCCTAAAACTAATTATAAATATTTAGGAGATAATAGAGATACAATTTCTGAAAATTTTTATAATATTAATCCTATTAGTGCTGAAAAAGAATCGGAATCATTTTATAAAAATGTATTACCTAATATAAATTTACCTGAAACCTCTTGTTTATTTACTTATTTAGGTGCTAATACTGAAAAATTAAATAATATAAAAGAAAATTTTATATCTAATGATACAAATTTATTTTATAATAAAATGGGTTTATTTAGTGATTCTTTAAAGAATTCTAGTCAAACAGATTATTATAATACCACATAATATTTATTATATTCATAATAATTATCATATTTTCAATTATATATTATTTTATAAATAAATGTTATAAAATAATATATAATATGTCTAATAATCCAGTTAGCGAACAAGTAATTACTTATATTAATCAAAATATGGATCAATTATCTGAAACCATACAACAATCTATGTTACAATCTGAATTATTACAAGATGTTATGCCTTTAATAAATAATAGTACTCCTTTATTATTACCAAAAGAACAAAGAGATGAATTAAATAAACAAGAATCATTAAATACTTGGAAAACTATATATTATCCATCTACAAGAATAGTTCAAGGATTTACTGGATTAAAAGATTTTTTAAAAACCAAAAATATAGATTTAAATAATATAAATAATAATATAAATAATAATAATAATATAAATAATAATAATATAAATAATAATATAAAAAATAATAATATAAAAAATAATAATAATAATTTAATAGAAGGTTTGGATAATTTAAATACTCCTATTCAAATATCACAATATTTATCTGATGCTTTAAATCATAGACAAAGTAGTTTATTTAAAAATACAACTGATGGAATTACAAATTGTACTGCAAATGTAAATGCAACTTTAAAAACATTTATTACTAATGAAACAAATGATATAATATCATTACAAAGATATATGAGTAGTTTATTAGCAAGTTATAAATCTTTATACGAATTTATAACATCTATAAATGCATTAAAATCGGCCAAAATGAATGAATTAAATGAATTAAATAATAAAATAAATACTTATAAACAAAATTTATATATAGATGATAGAAAAAATAAATATATAAATAATAATTTAAAAATATATAATAATTTATATTTTATAATTTATATTATTTATTTTTCAATATTTTGTTATTTTTTATTTTTTAAAGTAATTAAAAATAAATTATATAATAATAAAAGAATATATATATTTATTATTTTATATATATTATTTCCATTTATTTTACCAAATATTCTTTATTTTTTATATTATATATATAATTATATTTTAGAATATTATTATTTAAAAGATGAAGTGATAAGTTATCCATATATAATAAATGAAGCTCATCAAAAGAATGTTTAAATATAATATTTTATAGTTAAGAAAATAGATAAAATATAATATTTTATAGTTAAAAAAATATTATATTATTATAATATCATTAAATATGATTTCATCATCATATAGTAATTTACAAAATCAAATAGGTTCATATAATAGTTCAACTTTAAAAGATGAAATAACTAATAGTGTAAATTTAATAAATAATTTAGAAGAATATAATAAATTTGTATCTGAAAATAAATATGAATATTCTTTAGATAAAGTCCAAGATTTAACAAAAGAAGCAAAAGATATAATTAATACTATTAATAGTTTATATGATGATAATCATTTAATGAATACTAGAATTAATGAATTAGAACAAAATCAAACTTCATTTAATGTTTATATTCAAAATGTAGATGATTTATTAAAAACTGCTAATTTTTCTTATATGAATAGTAATCAAAAGATTACTAAAATAATTGGTTATGTTATCGGAAATAATGTTAAAGGTATTAGTTTGCAAATAGGAAATGATCCAAAAAATTTAATTAATTATGGAGATGTTACAGGACAAGGAACAACACAAGATATTCATACTATATCAGATGATGTTTATATAATACAAGTAGACGCCCAAACAGATGGAACACCTAATGCATTAGCGAATGCTTATATATTTTATTTATCAGATGGGACGAATATAAAAGTTTTAGGACCCACATATAATATTTCATTAAGTTCTACTAATACTTCTCCGCAAAGAATATTTACAATAAATACGACATTAAATACTTGGTTATGGCATTATAATAATGCAAAAAGTTTAGGAATGACATTAGCATCTATAAAAGATAGTGGAGAAAATAATACAATTAAAAATTTAATAAGAAATACTGCGGGTATGAATGCTTGGTTAGGAGGGATAAGAAAATTTACAGCGCAAGCAATAACAAAAGGAAAAACGATTGAAAATTCTTCTTTTTTTAATCAAAATAATGATTTAGTAAGAGGTAGAGGAAAAGATAATAATACATGGTTGTGGGTTAATGGTGATGATTTTAATTATACAAATTGGAATGCAGGAGAACCGAATGATTGTTGTGGTCAGATAGAACATTTCATACAAATGTATCAAACAAATGGAAGTTGGAATGATGTAGGTTTTAATGGGGGATATTTACCTGCAGTATATTTAAAAACAATAAATAGGTATCAAGTAACATCAGTAACAGCTCCATATCAACAAACAATAACTTCAATATGGAACCCTATAAATCAAAATACAAATGCGGTAACAACATCGCCTGCTTATATAACAGATACTAATGCTATAAATACTTTAAATAATATAACAAAAAATGCAAATGTTTTAAAAAATATAGCAACGAATGATGTAAATTCATATAGAACAATATTAATTCAAAATAATAATTTAATAAATAGTTTATATGATATATATAATAATATATTTCTTGAAATAATAAATATAGTTAAATTAAATTATCCTAATATAAATTTACCTTATGTAAATATACAAGGTTTCACTAATTTATCATCAATAAATAAAGAAAATGAAAATGAAAGTAATTATAATACTGATTATAATACTGATTATAATAATTTTTTTAATTCATTAAATAATTTGGATAATAATCCAGAGAATATAAATATATCAAAAAAAAATGTATTCAATAAATATGGTAAATTACTTTTAAATAATAATAATAATAATAATAATAAATTAATAAATATTTCATATAATGAATATATTTATTTATTGCAATTTTTAATATTTTTCTTTATAATTTTATTAATTTTTATATATTTATATAATTATAGTTATATAAAAGATGATATAATTTATTTATTTTCAATAATTTTAATTATATCTATTTTTTCATATTTTATTTATAGAATATATTTTATAAATTATAATCTAATATAAATTAAATATATTTTATAATTATTAATAATTATAAAATTCATTCGATTTATACATGATAATGATAAAATTCATTCGATTTATACATGATAATGATAAAATTATAAAAATTATTCTATTTATACATGATAATGATAATCATAAAAATTATTCGATTGATAAAAATTATTCGATTAACATGGTTTCATTTTCATCGTTATTATCATTATCATAATAATCATCATCACTATCTTGTTGATAATTAATTTCGATATTAATCCATTTACCTTTATTACATTTACCAAAATTTTTATCCATATAATCACATATTTCTTTACCATTAGGAATATTAGTTCTTCCATAATTCATAATATACCAATTTTTAAATTCTTCAATAATTTCAGTCTTTTTAATTTTACCATCACGTTTTCTAATAATTTTTTCTTTAGCGAATTCTGTTAAATAATCTTGTCCTTCACGATATTTATCACTTACCGCCATAACAATATTAGAATCTTTAACTTTACCTTCTGTTTCATAAGCGATATTAACTAAAATAGAAGCAAAAACGGGGGACCAAATTTCAAATTTTTCATCTATTTTTTTATCAATTAAATATTGATAAGGAAAATTTATTTTAGGAAATTTATCTTCATTTTGATATGGAGCGTCATTAAATTTTGACATAAAATCACATATTCTAATTCTTCTCCATGTTCCATCATCATTTGTTTTTATATCAAATAAAACATTCGTACATACAACTAATTTAAATTGTGGTGTAAATGTTATAGTATCTTTAAATAATGCTCTACCTTGAATAGGGTCACCACCGGTAATTTCTTTCATAATACCTTCATTTATTTTTTCTCCTTTGCTAGGTTCTTGCATAACTGCATATCTAATTCCCATTAATTGAACTATTTCAGGAGATATAGAACCGATTGAATTTCTTTTTTGAGTTATTAAAGTAATTGGAACAGTAGCTTTATAGTCACCTAAACATTTAGACATTAATTCGACTAATTTAGATTTACCATTACAACCACTTCCAGTATAAATATTAAAAGTTTGATTATCATTAGTTCCAATTAATACAGAAGCCAAATGTTCCCACATATATTTACGAAGTTCTATATTAGGAAATAATTCATTCATAAATTTATGAATTTCTTGAATAATAATTTCATAAGTTAGTGATTTATTATAGGGATATAAACCTTTTAAATTATCATAAGGAATATAATCAATATTAGTAGATTTAGTAATGTAATCATCTGGTTTTCCTTTTCTGTGAATTTTATTTTTAAAATCTATAACATAATTATTAAAACATAATAAATAAGGATTTGAATCTAATTTATTCATAAATTGAGAATCATAAAATAATTCTTTAGCTTCTTTCATAATATTATTTTTCCAAGATGTGGTTTTTAATAATATACATAAATCACCTATTTTAGAAGACCTTTTTTTTAAAGAATCAGTATTTTTATCTTCATCAGCCATTATGGCTATTTTTTCCATAACTTCTGTAGATTTATGCATATAAATATCGTGCATTTTAGTAGAAATGATTAATCTTAGACTATTACCACTATCTATTTCGTGCCATTTATTATTTTTATATTCATACCATATATTATTTTTTATACTTACACATACATAATTATCTTTACATAATTGATATAATACATATGCTAGGTCAAATTCTGAAATTTTGTCTTTAATAATCATCATTTCTAATGTTTTTTCAATATAATATGAAATAGTATTATTTCTAATTTTTTTATATTCTGTGTAATTATCGGTTTTAGCCCAATACATTATTGAACGATTTGTTAAACCATCTTGATTTTTATTTTCAAAATTCAACCACATATTATGTAATTTTTCTATTTCATTATAATCAAATGTTTCTGATTTAGAACTAAATTTTAACCAAGTTAAAAATAGTTTATCATTTGTATTTTTCAAAGCCCAACCTACTCTAATCCATTTATTATATGAATTATTACCATAATAATTATCCGGTAAAATCATAGTAAATTCGTGAATTTCTTTTAATTCGTAATCATCTATAGTTAAAGTTTCTAAAAATATTTCAATTAAATTATTTAGATCATTTTCATTTTTAATATTATTATATTTATAATTTTTGAAATCTATATTATTTGAATTCATTTTTGTTTTTTTATTTTTATTATTTAATTCTTTTAATTCTTCTTCTAAATCATTTTTTAATTCTTCATTATCTTTTAAATCATATCTTATATGATTCGAATATCTTGCTGACATTAATGGTAAATGTTTTTTTAAATCTATTTTAGAAAGATTATTATCTTTAAATATCCAATTATCATCTTCTTTTTCATAAATTAAAGTCATATAATAAGTTAATAAATATGCTTGATTATTTGGTTTTCTTGAACCATATAATTGCCAATTTACAAAACCTTTTGTAATTCCTTCATCTATTATATCTTCAAAATTATTTATTAAAGGTAAATTATCCCACATTAATTTTAAATCTTTAATTATTTTTTTTCTTAAAAAACTTTGTTCTAATTTTGTCATTTTAATAGTAAAAATTAAGTGAATACCATCTTTCGTTTTATTTTCTAAAATATTTACATTTGGTTTTTCAAATACATATACATCTATTAATCCACCATCTTTTATTTCATATATTTCATTTAATTTATTTAAATAAAGATTTATTAAATCTATTATATGTTCTTTTGTATGTTGTCTTTCTTTAATAGATATATCATAACGCATATCTATATCTATTAATAAAGGTCCATCATCTATTAATTGTTTTTCTGTTAAATATTCTTTATTATTATTTAAAAATACGTGTTCATAATACATTTCCCAAAATTCATTTAAATTTTGGATATTGTAACTACCACCATATATATTTAATAATTTATCTCCTATTCTTGTATGTGTATAATTTTCGCCTTTTGATGATGTATGTGTTTTTAAATAATCAATAAAATTTATACTTGTAAATGTGTTAGTATTACTCATATTAAGTATTCTTACATATATATAAGTTATATTTTTATTTCAATTTTTTATAATATAAAAATAAATTATTATATAATATAATAAAATATAATATAATAATGGTTTTAACTTCTCAAAGCGTTCAACGATTAGCTAAGGATGTTAAATATATTAAAAATAATCCATTAACTAATATATATTATAAACATGATGAAGAAAATATATTATTTGGTTATGCATTAATAATTGGTAAAGAAGGAACACCTTATGAATATGGTTATTATTTATTTAAATTTGAATTTCCAGAAAATTATCCTTTTCAACCGCCTAATGTGAAATTTTTAACAAATGATGGAGTTATTCGTTTTAATCCAAATTTATATACTAATGGTTTGATTTGTTTATCTATTTTAAATACTTGGAAAGGAGATGGTTGGACTTCTTGTCAAACAATTCATTCAATTTTATTAGTATTATCATCTATTTTAAATGAAAAACCGCTTTTAAATGAACCAGGAGTATGTGAATATAATATAAATATAGAAATGTATAATACATTAATATTTTATAAAAATATAGAATTCGCAATTTTAAAACAATTTGAAATAATAATGGATTTTATAGAGAAAGAAAATATATTGTATAAATTTAAATTGGAAATATATGATAATTTTATTAAAAATAAATTAAAGATATATGATAATATAAAGAAAATTAAATTAAATAAAATTTATGATAATAATGAAGTGAATTTTTTTATGTATAAAATGATAATTAAATTAAATAGTGAAAAATTATATAATAATTTTTATAATATATGTGAAAAATATAATATTACTATTTAAAAATATGAATTAAAATAAAATTGAAATTATAATATAAATTTAATTTAAGTATCTAATATATAATATAATATAATATGAATTTTTGTAATATATGTGATAATATGTATTATATAAAATTGAATGAAAAAATGAAAGATGCGGATGAAATAATTTATTATTGTCGTAATTGTGGAAATAGTAATAATGATTTAATAGATATGGGTAAATGTATATTAAAAGAAAATATAAGTAAGAATGATAGTAAATATAGTATAAAAATTAATAAATATACAAAATTAGATAAAACATTACCTCGTATTAATAATATAAAATGTCCTAATGAAAATTGTGAGAGTAATTTGCAAGATTTTGATATTACTAAAAGAGAAATAATATATATAAGATACGATCATATAAATATGAAATATGTATATTTATGTAATCATTGTGATTATGTATGGAAAACAGAAAAATAATTATAATCTATAAAAAAATAATATAATTTAAAGAAATAATTATAATCTATAAAAAAATTGATTTTTTTTTTATTTATATTATAATAAATAAACAACAACAAATAATAATAAATAATATGAATTCTTATGAGGTTTCAAATTCTTTAATAGGTATAATGCTTCCTTTTGATTTAGTGGAATATATATGGTCTTTAAATTATAATTGGGCGATTGATATAATTAGTAAATATAATAAAAAATATATGAATTCAAAAATATATAAATTAAATACAATATATAATATTTATCATCAAATGAAATATGGATTTAATGAAAGTTTATTTAGAAAAAAAAATATTTCATTCGATAATATGGTAAATCAATATCAAATTTTTAAAAATATATTAAATAAAGAAAATATTATACAAATTTTAAACTTGTGTAAATGTTGTGAAAGACATAAATTTAATAAAATATTAAATCATAATTGTTATAAAAATTTTAAATTTATAGAATTTATAGGTGAAAATAATAAATTAAAATGTAAATGTCCTTGTAGACATATTAGAAGAAATATTTTAAAAATTTGAAATTTATATTGAAATTTATATTAAAATTTATATTGAAATTTATATTGAAATTTATATTGAAATTTATATTGAAATTTATATTGAAATTTATATTGAAATTTATATTGAAATTTATATTGAAATTTATATTGAAATTTATATTGAAATTTATATTTTTTTTTTATATATATTAAAAATTGATTTAAAAATATATAATTATAATATAAAATATATATTATAATTAAAATGTCAAAAGAAGAAGTTGAAACAGAATTGGAAGAATATGAAGAAGATAATAGTGATACTGAAGCAGATTCATCTGTATTAAGTGATACAGAACAAATTGAAAATTTGGATATAAGCAAAAATTTAGAAGATGAAGAAGATGATGATGATGGTAATGATTTGGATGAAGATAATACTATAAATGATATAAATGAACGAAAAAAAATAGAAGAAGATTTATTAGATAATAATAAATTTAAAAATATATTCAATAGTATAGATAATTTAGAAACTAGTGATTCCTCTCAATTTTTGCAAAAATTTGATGATTCTATTAAAAAAGATTATATTATTAATTCACATCAAGAATGTTTAAGTAAAAATTATGAAGAAATTAAAAAATATTTAAATGTAATTCGTGATAAAAATAATAATATTATAGATAATTTACATAAAACAAGTCCATTTCTTACAAAATATGAAAAAACAAAAATTTTAGGTATTAGATTAAAACAATTAAATAATAATTGCAAACCATATATAAATTATAATGAAAAAATATTAGACAATTTAATAATTGCTAATTTGGAATTAGAACAAAAAAAATTACCTTTTATTATTCAAAGACCATTACCTAATAATACTTTTGAATATTGGAAATTACAAGATTTAGAAATATTGTAAAATATAAATATTTATAAAAAAATTTATAAAAAAATATATAAATATTTATAAAAAAATTTATAAATATTTTATTTTTTTATTTTAATTTTATTTTAATTTTATTTTAATTTTATTTTAATTTTATTTTATTTTTTTTAAAATCTCCATCGATTACCACAATTTATACAAGTTACAAAAGTAGTCATGGGTTCGTCAGCGCTTCTTGTTTGCATTTGATAAAAAGTACATTTTTTAGATTTACATTTAGAACAAGTAAAATCATTAGTGGATGCTTCTATTTTAGGAGTAAATTTATTTTCATCTTTAATTTTTTTTAATTCTATTAAATCATTCCATAAATCCGGTCGTAATTCTGGATGTGTCATAAATGCTAATTCGTGTGCTTTAAATTCTTTATTAATTAATTTATTCAATATAATTTCATTTTTTAAATTATATAATATCATTTTAAATTTTTGAATATAAATAGTAACAAAATAATCATTATTCCATTTTTTAATTATATTTTTTTCTTCTGATGTTTTTAATGAATAATTAAAAATACCTTTTTCTAAATTTTCACTAATTTTAATATTATTTATAATTAAATTTAAATTATCTACTACATTTTTACGAAAAATATTAGGATTTATTATATTTCTTTTATAAATACTCATATTAATTATATTTTATTATTAATTTTATATTATTTCAATTTTATATTATTTCAATTTTATATTAATAATAATAAAATTAATATTAATTTTATTATTAATTTTATTATTAATTTTATTATTAATTTTATTATTAATTTTATTATTCATTAGAATATTCATATGTTTCATAACTTAATTCAGAAGAATAACCAGAATAATCATCTTCAATATTCTCTTTTTTTATGTTTTTATTTTTATTGTTTAAATTATTTTTATTTTCTTTATTATTTTCATTATTTTCATTATTTTCATCATTTACATCATTTTTATTATTTTTATTATTTTTATTATTTTTATTATTTTTTTCATTTTCATCATTTTCATCATTTTCATCATTTTCATCATTTTCATTATTATTAATATCATGATTATTAATATTAAAAAATTTACAAAAATCATTTAGTAAAAAACTAATAAATTCATTATTAGAATTTTTTAAAATAAATATTGATTTACCATATAAATTAATATTATATTCTTCAAAAATTTTATGTGTATTTTTTAATTTTGGTAATCCTTTATTTTTACCCCATAATTCTATTTCATTATTATTATTATTCCATGTATATAATTTAATGAAATCATTATTATTTTTATAATTACATTTTTTATAAATATTGTCTTCAGTTAAATATTTAACTTTATTTTCAATAATTTTATTATTATTTATAATAATAGTATTTATCATATTATTTTAATATTATTAAAATCTATTTAAGTTATAATTAAATATATATTTTTTATTACTATATATAATTTAATGATATTTTATATTGTTAAATGGTTAATATTATATTTAATATTATTTTTATTAATACATAATTTATATTTATTTTTTGAAAAGAATTTAACAACACCAAAAACTAAAGATTTTTTTTATAATCCTATGAAAGAATATGAAAAAATTAATAAAATTATAAATAATAATAATAATAATAATAATAATAATAATAATAATAATTTAAATAATAATAATTTAAATAATAATTTAAATAATAATTTAAATAATAATAATTTAAATAATAATAATTTAAATAATAATTTAAATAATAATAATTTAAATAATAATAATTTAAATAATAATAATTTAAATAATAATTTAAATAATAATTTAAATAATAATAATTTAAATAATAATAATTTAAATAATAATTTAAATAATAATAATTTAAATAATAATAATTTAAATAAAAAAAAAAATGATATAGATTTTAATGATAATTATGATACAAAATTTGATATACTATCATTTAATAATATTTTTGAAAAAAATAATAAATTTTCAAATTCTTTAAAAATAGAAAATTCAAATATTATAAATAATGAATTTAATGAATTGAATGATTTTTTAAATAATTTAAATAAAAAATAAAAAATAAAAAATAAAAAATAAAAAATAAAAAATAAAAAATAA